TCCCTGAACCGGCCGGAACACACGGCGAACTACTACATCGAACTCATCCGTTCCGGAACACACCGGAGTGACTAAGGAGAACATCATGACCGAAATCATTTCCGGCGTCGTCCGCGACTGGCAGCTCGAAGTCGCCGCGTACGACGACGGCGTAGCGCCGACGACCTGGACCCGGGTGAAGGGCATTACCGACTTCACCCCGCCCGCGATCGAGAAGAACCTCGAAGACGATTCGAGCTTCGATTCCGCCGGCTGGGCGTCCGAGATCGCCACCGGCCTCGGCTGGAAGGTGGAGGGCACCGTCAAGCGGGCCCGCGCCTCCCTGACCGAGGACCCGGGCCAGGCGATCCTGCGGGAGGCCGGCTCCGGGATGCTCGAAGACGGCCTCGTGCACGTCCGCATCACGAACGTCACGAAGCCGACCGAGGCCCGGACGGGCATCGCTGACGCCTCGTTCACCGACGAGGGCGGCGCGCACACCGACCTGACCAAGGCCTCCTTCTCCCTCTCCGGCCGCGGCGAACTCGTCGACGTCACCCTCCCGTAACACCCCCTACTCCCGGCGCGCAGTTTCCAAGGGCTGCGCGCCGGGGCTCCACCCTTGGACCCTTGGAACCCCTACACCTTGGAGAACACCATGACCGCCACACTTGAACAGCTCGGCTCCTTCCTCGACCCGTTCCTCGCCGTGACCTTCCGCGGGAAGACCTACCAGGTTCCCGCCGTGTCCGCCGAAACCGGGCTCCGGCTCCAGAAGCTCGTCTCCGCCGGCATCCGCGCAGCGACCGAGGAAAGCCTCGACCCGGCCAGCATCGAACTCGTCAACGACGCCGAAGAGCTCGGCTTCTACGAACAGATCCTCGGCCCCGTCTACCCGGAACTGCTCGCCGACGGCGCGTCCTTCCCGGCCCTGAAGTTCATCGGCTCCACCGCGCTCCTGTGGCACACGCAGGACTTCGCGACCGCCGAAACCTTTTGGAAGGCAGAGGGAAAAGCGCCGGAGGGGAACAGGGAGCAGCGCCGAACGGCGACCCGGACCCGTACGGCCGCGGCGCCTACGACGAAGAAACGGGCCTCTCGGACTGGTACGACTACCCCGAAGGGCACGGGAAGCCGGGCCTGAAATGGTCCAAAATCCTGACCCACTGGAACGCCATCGAGGCTGACCTGCAGGACGCCGGGATCGACTGCTCCTCCGGCATCCTCCGGGAGAGGTCGTGGCGGTGGCTGCAGGTCCGCATCATCGGCCTCCTCGGCAAACCCCCGACGTTCCACCCCGACGGCCGGGTCGTCGCCGCCACCCGCCTCGGCCTGGCCCTGCACCCGATCGAAGCACCCCGCAAACGATAACCACACAGGAGGCACGTCTTGGCTCTAAATCTCGGTGAGCTGTTCGGCACCATCGGCCTCGACTCCTCCGACTGGGACAAGAAACTCAAGGGCGCCCAAGGGTCCCTGAAGGACTTCGGCGTGGCAGGCGCGGCCCTCGCGGCGACGGCGGCGGCGGCGATCGGTGTCGCCATCACCAAGGGCGTCGTCGACTCCATCGACATCGCGGCCGGGAACGACAAACTCCAGGCCCAGCTCGGCCTCACCGAGGCGCAGGCCGGGACCGCGGGCAAGGCCGCCGGGTCCCTTTACGCGAACAACTACGGCGAGTCCATGGAGCAGATCCAGGAAGCGACCGGCGCGGTCATGTCCTCCATGGCCGGGATGAGGAACGCCTCGCAGGCCGACATCGAAGACATCACCGCGAAGGCCCTGAATCTTGCCTCCGCGTTCGAGGTGGACGTCGGGGAAGCCGTCGGCGTGGCGGGCCAGCTCATCAAGGACGGCCTCGCGAAAGACGCCGACGAGGCGATGGACCTCATCACTGACGCGATGCAGGGCGTCCCGGCGGCGATGCGCGGGGAAATCCTCCCGGTCATGTCCGAATACGGGAAGCACTTCAAGACCCTCGGCATCGACGGGACGACCGCGTTCGGCATCGTGAAGGCGTCCGCCCAGGACGGCGCCATCGGCATGGACAAGATCGGCGACAGCCTCAAAGAGTTCACCCTCCTCGCGACCAACCCCTCCGAATCCGTGGCCGCCGCGTTCGAGGAGATCGGAGTCAGCACTAAGGAAATGGCCGAGGGCATGGCCAAGGGCGGGGACGCCGGGCAGAAGGCCTTCGCCAAAACCATCGCCGGGCTCCAGGGCATCAAGGACCCGGCACTGCAGGCGCAGACCGCGATCGCCCTGTTCGGCACCCCGCTCGAAGACCTCGGCACGGACAATATTCCGGCGTTCCTCGGCCAGCTTGACCCGATGGGGGACGCGTTCGATTCCGTGGCCGGCGCCGCGGACAAGATGAATGCTGACCTGAACTCGAACGCGAAGGCAGGCTTCGACGGGTTCATGCGTCAGGCCGACGCCGCGCTGATCGGGTTCGTCCAGGACAACATCATGCCCTCCGTGGACAAGTTCGCGTCCTTCCTGAATACCGACGTCGGCCCGGCCATCAAGCGGATCAGCGAATGGATCAAGAATGACGCGCTCCCTGCGCTTGGCAGGTTCTCGCAATGGTTCACGGAAAACCTCCCGGTGATCACGAACTGGGCCCAGGGGATCGGCTTCATCCTGATCCCGCTGTTCCTCCGGATCGCGATCTCCGCGACCGTGTCCGCCGCGGCGCAGGTCGTCGCGTGGGCCACGGCCGCCGGCGGCGCGATCAAGACGGCCGCCGTCTACGTCGCCCAGTCCTACATCATGATCGGCCGCTGGGTTGCGATGGCCGCCGCCGCCGTCGTGTCCGGCGCAGAAACCGTAGCGATCTGGGCCCTCTACAAGATCGAGGCGATCAAGGGCGCGGCCGTGTACGTGGCGCAGTCCGCCAGGGTTGCCGCCGCCTGGGTTGCCATGTCCGCGGCTGCGGTCGTGTCCGGCATCAAAACCGCCGCCGTGTGGACGGCGCAGGTCGTCGCCTCCGCGGTGACATCCGTCGTGGCCTTCCTCGTGCAGACGGCCCTCGTGGTCGGCGGCTGGGTCGCGATGGCAACCGCCGCGACGATCAACGCGGTCAAGATGGCCGCCGGCTGGATCATCGGCGTCGTAACCCCGGCAGCCCTCGCCGTGATCTCCTTCCTCATCGGCGTCGGGACCGTCGTGGGCGGCTGGATCGTCATGGCCGCCGGTGCGATGCTGAATGCCGCGATCATGGCCGCGGCGTGGCTGGTAGCGTTCTGGCCCGTCGCCCTGATCATCGCGATCGTGATCGCCCTCGCGGCGCTGATCATCATGAACTGGGAAACGATCTCGAAGTTCACCTCCGAGGCGTGGGCCAACATCACCCGGTTCGTGTCCGAAGCCTGGAACAACATCGTCAAATGGGTCACCGGCGCCGTCCGCAACGTGTGGTCAGCAATCACGTCAACCCTGAACACCATCAAGGCGGTTTGGGGGGCCGCGTGGGGGATGATCGCCGCGAAGGTCTCCGAGATCTGGGAAGGCATCAAGACCGGCGTATCCAACGGCATCAACGGCGTCGTCGGGTTTGTCCGGGACCTGCCGGGCAAGATCCTCGGGTTCTTCGCGAACGCCGGTTCGCTCCTGCTCGGCGCGGGCGGGAACATCATCGACGGATTCCTCCGGGGCCTGCGACAGGGCTTCGAGAACGTGAAGAACTTCGTCGGCGGTATCGGCCAGTGGATCGCGGACCACAAGGGGCCCAAGGCCTACGACCTGAAGCTCCTCGTTCCGGCCGGCGGCTGGATCATGGACGGCCTCGGGTCCGGGATTGAGAAGTCCATGCCGGGGCTGAAGAAGATTCTCGGGAACGTGTCCGGGACGATCGCCACCGGCATCACGGGTGGAACTGTCGGCCTCTCAGGCATCCCCGGGAACGCCCCGGCCACCGCGGGCGCCGCAACCAGCGGCGGCACCGTGAACAACTGGCACCTCTACGAACAATCCGACCCCGCAGCGACGGCGATGAACGTCGCCCGCCGCCAAGCCGCCCTCGCGGGCTAACCAGTAGGAGGTCCGGGTGCCTTACCCCAGCCCAGTAACGTACCCGTCCGCCCTGACCTTCCCGGGGACAGGGATCACCACGAACCTGTCCCCGGTGGGGATTGGGGACCTCGTCCTCGGCGCGGTCGATCAGCACGGCTCCCGCTGGAACCTCATGGAGTTCGAGGGCTGGACCGGTTCCCCCGCGTCCACCCTCGAACTTTCCCAGCGCGCCCGCGGGCACGGCGCCACCAGCTCCGACCCGTACCTCACCGCCCGGAACATGACCCTCGGCGGCCGGGTGTCCAACCCGGACCCGCAAAAGCTGAACGCCTCCCTCGATGACCTGAACGCCGCCGTCACCCTCGACGGGTTCGTCCTCACCGTCGCGGAGACGGCCCGCATCCGGCACTGCCAGGCGGCCCGGAACGGCGAAGTCCTCACCCCCAAGGTCAACAACAAGGTCGCGACGTTCTCCATCCAGATCGCTGCGGAAGACCCGCTCAAATACGGGGACCTTGTCACCGGAACCGCGCTCCTGCCCTCCTCCACCGGCGGGCTCGTCTACCCCATCACCTACCCGGCCACCTACACGGGCGTGTCGAACGACGGCATCGTCCGGCTCGTGAACACTGGCAACACCCAGGCCCCCGTCTGGCTCCGGATCGACGGGCCCATCCCCGCCGGCGGCTGGACCGTGACCCATATCGGGAAGAAACAGTCCCTCACGTTCACGTCCTCCCTCGCCCTGACCGCCGGGGAGTTCGTGACCGTGGACATGGAGGCCCGGGAAATCCTCGCCCAGGGCCAGGCCGCCCGTGCCGGCTACGTCACCTCCCGCGGCTGGTTCTCCCTGGACCCGGGACCGAACGACATCGCGTTCTCCGCCCAGAACTACTCCCCCACAGCCCAACTCACCGTCACCACGAAACCCGCCTGGTCCTAGGAGGCCCCCTTGACTATCACCTTCCTCCAGCCCGACGGCGTCCCGATCACCGCGCAGGCCGCCCGGCAGGGCTCCGCGGCCCTGTACGGCGGCGGCTCCGGCCGGCCCCTCGGCGGGCGCTCCGGGTTCCGGGTCGGCACCGCTACGGACACGCTGACCGCGACCTCGACCGTGTGGACCCTGAAGCCCTGCTCGGCGATGATCGACCCCGGCGCTGCCACCCATCAGGGCATGTACGGGTGGGCGTCAGACGCGAACATCACCGGGCCCGTCACAGCATCGGATGCGACGTACGCCCGTAAGGACATCGTCTACGTCCAGATCAACGACTCCACCTCCGGCGACGGCTCCGGCGCAGTGTCCGCGGCGCCCGTCTACCTGGCCGGGACCCCCTCGGCGACACCGGCCGCCCCGGCCCTGCCCGCCCGGTCCTTCCTGCTCGGCACCATCGACGTCCCCAAGACCGGCGCAGGCGCCCCTACCGCCACGCTGAACACGGCAAGGTTCGCCGCCGCCGGCGCACCGCTGCCGGTATCGTCCCAGGCATCAC